CCAAGAGATATTCGACGACATATGCGACCGGATAGCAGACGGGCAAAGCGTGAAAGACGTTTGCGGCAACAATGAAGACATGCCGAACCCGCGCACTTTCTTTCGTTGGATAGAGGCTGACGAGGCGTTGCGCCACCAATACGCGCGCGCGAAGGACGCGATGGCGGACGCTCTATTTGATGACTGCCTGTCCATTGCGGACCAGTACGACAGCTTGGCAGAAAAGCTAGACACAGATCACATTCAGCGGGCCAAGCTAAGGATTGACACCCGCAAATGGATGGCAGGTCGGCTGTCTCCCAAGAAATACGGCGACAAGCTCGCGCTTCACGGCGACAAGACGCTTGACCCAATTCAGAGCGAGAGAATACCGCCCGCAGAGATATTGAAGGCCAGACTTGCAGCAATCCGTAGCAGAACAGATGGCGCAATTGACGCCGACGCAGATTGAAGAGGTTCTGGCGGGGTTTACCGACGATCAGGCCGAGAAGCTTCTTACCGACTGGCGCGGGTTCAATGCCCGCCCGGACCAAATAGCACCGGACGGCGACTGGGATATATGGCTGGCGATGGCTGGCCGTGGCTTTGGTAAGACCCGCATGGGCGCTGAGTGGATACGCGAGCAGGTAAAGGCCGGGGCGAAGCGCATTGCCTTGGTTGCGGAAACACAGAAAGACCTTGAAGAAGTCATGATCGGGGGTGACAGCGGCATTCTTGCTGTATGCCCGCCCGATGAACGGCCCTCCGTTCGTTACAAGCCTGTGCGGCTTACATTCCCGAACGGGGCTGTGGCGCAGGGATACAACGCCACAGAGCCAAACCAGCTTCGCGGTCCGCAGTTCGACGCCGCATGGTGCGACGAATTGGCGAAATGGCGCTATGCCCGCGAGACTTGGGACATGCTGCAGTTCGGGCTGCGTCTTGGGGATCATCCAAGGGTTATGGTGACGACAACGCCGCGACCGATTGAGTTGATGAAGTCGATTGTTGCGGGGCAAGAGGGCAAAGTTGCTGTCACGCACGGCAAGACAATGGATAATGCGGCAAACCTGGCTGCGCCGTTTCTAAAGCGTATCCGGGACAAGTACGAAGGCACAAGGCTAGGGCGGCAGGAGCTTAACGCGGAAATCCTCGGCGACTTGCCCGGCGCATTGTGGACTCTGGCCACGCTGGATTCATACCGGCTGAAAGAACAACCCGAACTCGGGCGCATCGTTGTTTCTGTTGACCCTGCCGTCACGAACACCAGCGAGAGCGACGAGCACGGGATTATGGTCGCGGGGATGGCTACTGACAAGCGCGGAATATTGCTGGAGGATGCTTCATTGCACGGCAGCCCGCTTGACTGGGCGCGCAGGGCGGTATCGCTTTACAGGTCGTACAATGCCGACGGCATCGTAATCGAGGTTAACCAGGGCGGCGACATGGTGGCGCATACACTGCGCACGATTGACGAGAACGTGAATATCATTGAGGTGCGGGCTTCACGCGGCAAGCACGTCAGGGCCGAACCAATCGCGGCGCTATACGAGCAAGGCCGCATCGCCCATGTAGGCAGCTTCCCGGAATTAGAAAACCAGATGACGCAGATGACGACACATGGATATGAGGGCGACGGCAGCCCAGACCGCGTTGATGCGATGGTTTGGGCGTTCACAGAACTGTTCCCGGACATGGTTGACCCTCGCGTCGACATTTCTAAGTTTGAGATTAGCGCCAGCAGCGGCGGATGGATGAGCGCATGAAGAATGACGACATCATTGCCAACGCGCGCAAGCGTCTTGAGGCGGCATATGAGAACGAATCTCAGAACCGCCTTGAGGCGCTCGACGACCTGAACTGCATCACCGGAAAGGGGCTGTGGACAGAGGAAGCCAAGGCCGAACGCGAAGCCGAGGGCAAGCCGTGCCTTAACCTCAACAGCCTGCCGCAGTACGTCAGACAGGTGACGGGCCAGATTCGCGATCTAAACCCGGCGATCAAGGTAGTTGCGGGCGACAGCGCGGCCACCAAGGAAGGTGCCGAGGTTGTCGAGGGCTTGATCCGGCATATCGAATCCAAGTCAAACGCCGTGTCGATTTACGAGGCAACCGGCGAAGCAGCGGCAATGGGCGGCTTCGGTGCGTTTCGGGTTATGACCGAATACGCCGATGACGTGTCGTTCAATCAGGAAATATTGGTCCAGCGCATTCACAACCCGTTTGCCGTTTACTTTGACCCGGACGCCAAGGAACCTACCCGCGCCGATGCTGAATGGTGCATCATCACCGAGCGGATGCAGAAGGAAGTCTTTGAGACTGAATACAAGGACAAGCCGCTAAACGAAGTCGAACACCAGAGCGAACCCGGCTGGCTGCACTGGTCATCGGGTGAAACCGTTACGGTCGCCGAGTACTTCTGGAAAGAGTACGACGAAAGCACGATATGGGAATTGCCCGGCGGGCAGGTTGTCGAGAACGTGCCGGAAGGCCTGAAAGCCGCGCGCAGCCGTAAGGTCAGAAAGCCAAGGGTCATGTGGGCCAAGGTTTCTGGCACTGACGTTCTCGAAGGCCCGACCGAATTCCCCAGCAAATTTATCCCTGTCATCGCTGTGACGGGCGAAGAGATACACATCGGCGAGGACCGCTATATTTCGTCGGTTATTCGCCATTCAAAGGACGCTATGCGGCTTGTCAACTACGACAGGTCAGCCCATGCCGAGCTTGTGGCCTTGCAGCCTAAAGCGCCGTACATGGTCACGGGCAAGCAGGTTGCTGGATACGAGAAATTCTGGAACGAGGCGAACAGCAAGAACCGCCCATATCTGCCGTATAACGCCGACCCCAATGCGCCGCCGCCGATGCGTGTTCCCCCGCCCATTTCTTCGCAAGGGCTGATGCAAGAAACGCAGCTGGCCTATGAGGACCTAAAGCGCACCACCGGCATTTACGACGCAGGGCTGGGCGCGAAGTCTAACGAAACGTCTGGCGTTGCCATCAATGCCCGCAAGCAGGAAAGCCAGAACAGCACGTCGATTTACGCTGACAACACGGTGAAAGCCGTTGAACAGTGTGGGCGCATTCTGGTCGACATGATCCCGCGTGTATACGACGCCAAGCGCACGATTGTTATCCTCGGCGAAGATGACCAGCAGACGGTATTGACGGTCAACGATATGTTGGAAGGTGCCGATGGCGCTATTCCGCTGAACGATCTGACGATTGGCAAATACGCCGTCAAGATTGGCGTGGGGCCGAACTACTCGACCAAGCGGCAGGAAAGCGCGGAAGGCATGATGGCATTTGTTCAGGCTGTTCCGGCTGCCGCTGCGGTGACGGGTGACTTGATCGCCAAGTCACAGGACTGGCCTGATGCGGAACGCTTCGCCGAACGTCTCAAGAAGATGTTGCCCCCGGGCGTTGATGACGAAGGCGACGATGCCACGCCGGAACAGCAGCAAGCACGGCAAGCGCAGCAACAGCAGGCGCAACAGGAACAGCAGCGCCAGCAACAGGTAATGATGCAGGCCGAGCAAGTGAAACTCCGCGAGGAAGCGGCCAAGGCGGCCAAAGCCGAAGCGGATGCGGAAAAGGCGCAATTTGAGGCGCGTCTAAAGGAATTAGAACTGGGCGTCGCAAGCGGCCAGCTAATACAAGTAAACCAGCAATAGGGAACAAACGATGATCGATATGGTAGAGGGCAGCCCGGACACGGAGCAGCCCGTTGAAACCGTTGCCGATGAGAAATCGGTGTCGGAAGCGACAGAAAACACAGAAGGGCAGGACCAAGAGGATCAGCCCGCCGGGGATAAGACTGAAGACCCGGACAAAAAGACGGCGACACAGATTCGCCGCGAACGCCGCAAGGCACACGAACAACGGCAGAAAGAGGAAGCAGACGCCGCGCGCAAGGAAGCCGCTGCCCACAAAGCAAGGGCGGAACGAATTCTTGGCGCGGCTAAGGGCGAACCTCCCAAGGAAGCCGATTTCAACGACCCGCTCGAATATGCGGCTGCCCTCGGTGCCTTCAAGGCGCGACAGATGGGAAGCCAGTTTGATGCGGATCAATTTCTAGAAGATGCCAAGACATCAGAGAGCAAGGCGACAGCCATCGAGGCGCAACAGCGTCAGGCGCGCATCGATGATTTTCTTGAGCAGAAAGAGCAGGCCAAAGCACGATATGCCGACCTTGATCAGGTTCTGGCCGTCGCGCAGCGGAATGACATCGTTTCCGACGAACTGGCGGGAATGATTCTGGAAAGCGATTTGTCCGTTGATCTCGCGTATCACCTCGGGAAAAATCCAGCGGTCGCCCGCTCTATCTCGGCATTGCCACCGCTGCAGGCGGCGCGCGAACTTGGCAAGATCGAAGCCAGGTTGACAGCACCGCAGGCAAGAACCCAATCCGCCGCCCCGTCGCCCATTACCCCGGTCAAAGGATCGGGAACGGTGACGAAAGACCCGAGCAAGATGACTGCCACTGAATACAACAAGTGGCGCGAGTCTGGCGGCACATTCTAGGATGAAAAAACATGGCCAACACGTTTATTACCCCGAGCCACTTTGCGGCTGAGGGGCTTCGCATTCTTGAGAACGACATGGTTCTCGGGAACAAGGTTCACACCGACTACAGTAAAGACTATGCAATGGTCGGCGATACCATCAGCATCCGGCGTCCTACTGCCTACCTTGGGCAGAACGACAATCTGGACGTCACGTCCTACCGTGAGGATATCACGCAGGGCAAAACCACTATCCAGATGAACAAGACCGTTTCCATCCCTGTGGATATTGGCGCGATTGACGGAACTTTGTCGTTTGACCGCGTGTCAGAAGACATCATCCAACCCGTTATGGTGCGGATGAAAGACCGTATCGAAACGGAACTGGCGGCGCTTTACAGCAACTTCTACTGGTTCACCGGCACCCCCGGCACCGCGCCTTCGACATTCGCAAGCGTGGCCACTGGTGGCGCGATCCTGACCGACGCTGGTGTGCCATCTTCGGGCCGGTTCGGTATCCACGGCACCGACGCGACTGTGGCGCTGGCCAATACCCTGGCCGGTTCGTATGTTTCCAACAAGGCTAAGACTGCTTTTGAG